CTACAGTGGCTTCCCAGCCCATAAACTTGTAATGAAAGTCTTGTGCGACCATGTCCTTAGCCATCGCTAGGATTTCAGTGCGAATCTCGTAACCGTTCTTGTTGAACTTTACTTCTGGTAGTTTGTTGTCCATGTGTGTCTCCTTTGATATTGTATCTTACTTGCTGCCGCCCTGCTTGTCAACAGGTTCTGGTTGCTTTTTAGGTTGATTAAACTTTTCTGGGTAATTTAATCTTTCCCACTCTTCGTCAGTGTAGGGCCACCAATTAGTAAGAGCCATGGCTTTTGTTTGAATTTTTGTATTCATGAATAGCCTCCCCCCACGCAACGAAAAAGTCCCAAATTGCTTTAATGAATTTCATAATCCACTCCTAGCATATTTTTGTTGATACTCAACTGCGTATCTTTCCACATCACCGTGGTTCTGTGGATTACGTGCTACAATGTAGCGTTCAAGATCATAACCATAGGTATATGATTTGAAGATTTTTTTTATTAATTTTATTAGCATAGATTCCCTTAAGTAGTTTAAAGTGTAAAGATACCGTATAACAAACCAAAAGACAGTGCTAGTACCATAGCATGTCCAATTTGGCTCGCCATCAACGCTCTAGCATTGCGTGACAAATTACTTTCCTTTTTTTGGTAACCAAAAGTTAATTTGGTCTTGAGTTGATGCAGTGATATCCTTAAAAAACTTAGGATCAGAGATTACAGCCATTAAAGACTTAGCGGTGTTATAACCGTTCTCTACTGCTTTCTTTGTGTATTCAGTTTGGGAATCTACGAAACTATTGAGTGACTTTGCCAATTCATCGTGCTTGACGAATGTTTCGACGGCAATTTTTTTGGTTGATTGAATAGTATCAATCGCAGTGTTTGCGAATGTTGTGAACATGTTTTTCTCCTGTGTAAGTGTGTTCTGTAGAATGATCTACAAAGATATTTAGTCCTACTGTTAACTATAAAACAAAAAGTGGGGAATTAACCCCACTTTTCTTCGTACTTTCTTAGTGCTAACTGTCTTGCTAGCCAAAGTCTAAACTTAACATAGTCACTAAGATCCTCATCCTTAAGGTCTAGTTCTTCATTTCTTCTAGGTCCTGTCGGTGTTCTATATCCACTGAGTATATCCTCATCATCGATATAGTACCAACCGGGAATTCCGCCGAAATAAAGTGATAACCTTGTAGGATTACTTCTTAGGAGTTTCGGCTTTCTTATCTTCGGCTTTAGCAGCAGGCTTCGCTGCCTCGCTTTTTGCAGGCTCGGCCTTCTTTTCAGCAGGCTTGACTGCAGGTGCTGCTGGAGCAGCAGGTGCAGTTGCGGCTGGCTTAGCGTCAGCCTTCTTTTCTTCCTTCTTGGCAGGTTCTGCGGCGAAAGCGGTTACTGCGAAAAGACCAGCGATTAATGTTGCGATAAGTTTCATTTAAGTTTCCTTTATAAAATACACAGAACTATTACTGTGTACTAATATAACGCTTGTCGAACACTAATCGTTGACAACTATTTTATCCTCCTCGCCCAGAACGTCTAACCATGCTAGGCCCACCAAAACCCTTGCTAGGTTTGGGTGCTTTGCCGCCTTTGCCAGGAGCAAAGTTATTAAACTGATTTTGCTTTGCTTTCTTTGCTGCCAAAATTTCTGCGAGTTTGTTTGGTTTCTTTTCTTCGGTCATAATATCCTCTCATCAAATGAATCTAAGTATTCACGTAAAGTGCCATACAATGTTAACATTGTAGCAATCTTATGGTCGTAAATTCTAATATAAGGTGGTTCTTTTTTCTCTTTGTTCACACCAATGTAGTATGGACATTGAATCTTTTTAGATAACTCCTGAATATAGTGTTCAGGCTTTTTAATGTCTTGACCCTTGACTGACCCCAAAGGAAATTCATAGTGTGCTATGTTTGCCTCCTTAAAGGCGCCGGCGCCCTCGTCATTTAAACGCAAGCCATAGCCAGCCCTGCCGGTCATCCACCAGCGATAAACTACTTGATCTAAGGGAATTTCTTGCCAGTGAGAATGTGGCAATTCTTTTAAGACTAATTCAGTTATTTCTTTTTTAGTCTTTGGATACATCATCGGGATAGACTGTTCTCCCCGAATTCATAAAGACAACAGTAAACTTGTCAGTTTTAAACTGTGCATTTAATTTTCTGCACAAATTTCTAGCGTGTCCAGGATTACTAAAACTGGTCTTTTTATACTTCGGAGCAGAATCGTTTGTAAGATAGTGTGATGATTTTAGGTTAATAGGTTGGTCATCATAGAACACGGCCCAAATGCCAGATGCCTCTACAATCTGATCAGTCTTATACGTATTCTTATCTACGTATTCTAACAATACTTTTGGTTGTGTCCTACTCATTTGAAACCGCCGCCTTTAATCTGCACCTCTATAACACTATTATCTTTTTCTTCAAGTTTTGCATTAGTAAGTTCATAAAGGTCAGACAACAGTTTAGCAATATCATCACGTAGACCTCTAGCATCAATGATGGGCAAAACTACGTCTTTAGACTGTTTTGCTTCCATTACTGCCATTTTATCCATAAACTTTCTAATATGAATCATCTTATGTATTTATCAGTATATTTGCTTCGTTTTCAGTTTTAAAGGGACCTTGGTAGGGGTAACGCTGAATAAAGATATATTTGGGGCAAAATACTGTCTGTTTTACCCCGTTTTGCTCCATCACAAACCATCCAGCCGCATGATAGCATTTGCTCTTCTTAGTTTTAGTGTATAAATGTAACCCACGCTTTACATCAAACATAGAGTTATGTGTCCTAGCGGTAGTAGGAAAGTCAGGATAAGGCATAGCAGCCTTAGTGTTATTAGACTTGATTGGCTCAAATCTAATCTTGGTACTCTTTTTAATATCTGCGGTATTCTTAAACTGTAGTAATGTGCCATTCAATTGCAGACCGTAACCTGAATTGTTTGCAGTAATATTTCCTACCTTTTTCTCACCGTCAGTGACAACCCAAAATTGATCCTTGACGATTTGTTTTGCGATAAGTTCTGTCATAATTTCCTCACTTTTCTGTTAGCACAAGAAATAGGTCTTTCTTATGCTTAGGTTCCCACAGTTTACCTTCCATACCACATACACCGGAACGCATCCGTGCGGATGCGCAAGTTTCATAGTGTCGTGCAACTTTTACTGGACCAGTAACTGGGTTGTATTCACTTTCATCTTCTTTGAATGCCTTCTTACACCTGTAAGAAAACCTACTCATTTGAAACAATGAGAATATAGATAACACTCGTTGTTCAAGTGGAACAAAAGAATGTTTGCATCGTTTGCAAAGCAACTTACTATGCTCGTTCATTCTGTTCTTCCTTAGTCAATTCACACACAAGTAAGAAATGCTCATAGGCTTTCTTAACGCTAGGATTGGCCATCAGTTTAGTGGCTTCGTCCTGCATAGCCTTAAGACCTTCTTGTACAATGTCCATTGGGCTAGGATATGTAATATAAAACATATCATCACCGAATGCTTCCTTCAACTCTTTCCATGCCTTGCGCTGTTTCTCAGTCAGTGGAACTTTAGAAGGTTTACCTTCACTACGCTTATGCATAGCACTCAACATTGCTTCCTCAGCAACACGACCAGCCGCAATCAATGGAGCATAGTCAATGTTGATGTTGTAGCGTGTGCTTTTGCCACCAGGATAGCACATAATCAAGTGCGCACCTTTAGGCATGGCATCCATGAGTGTTTGGTCATACTCATAGACAGGCTTGTAGCGCCGCCCAACTTTTTCGTAGAAAATCTTCTTCATTTCAAAATTTTAGTTAGTAAGTGATTAGCCAAACTCAAATCTTTTTCTGCTTCACGGTCATGAATTTCAAGGATAATCATTTCACGCAAAACAAGTGCATCATGTGCAGTGTCTGGGTCTAGAGTATCAAACCAATCATCCCATGCTTCTGCACTGTCTAAAGACCACATCTTGTCTAGGATGTTTACATGTCGAGCCTTAAGCCCACTTAGTGTCACTTTGTATTCCTTGTAACTCATTTCTCAAACTCCTCCCAAAACTTTTCATGGTCTTTTACATTTGCTATCGGACGTAGCCATCCCGCATTAATACACTCTGCGATGATTAGTTTATACTCCCTTGGGCAATGATTGTCAACCTCAAATCCTGCACGTGGGGCAACACAATACCCGTCCTGCAACATAAAATCAGAATCAGTAGATTTTACTGTGCGGATGCGTGATGTAGCAACAGTAAAGGTCAATTGACAGTCTCCCAAAAAAATAGTTGAACTAGTCTAGCATCATTATCATTAGTTCCAAACAATGGACCTACACCATGAAAATAATGTGCAGGATATATAATCAATCTATTCCAAGTAATATACGATATAAGTTCTGGCTTCCAATATGACAAGTCTTTATCCTCGCCCGAACTAATAATTCTTTTAAGTTCTTCTTTAGAAGTTAGAATTCTTTGACCTGAAGGTTTGTGCTGATAAAGAATAGTTCCAGGTACTTCATTACATTGCTCAGGGGTGTTCAAATATAGTACACCTGCATACATGCATGAATCACGAAAAACATCATCGGCATGAACTACGTTTCTATAACTTTCACCCTGCTTGCTAATTCTAAATCTGCCGCTGTCATTACCCTTATGCTGTACGACAACCTTGTTCAACAACTTGCTAATTCTAATATCTAGTTTGGTAGGCTGATACGATACTTTACTCATCTTGCCTGGCCAAGGCGCATTACCGAATTTGTAAGCGGAGGATGTTTGTGGTGCTTGATACTCGCAGTTTAATGCAAAATTTCTAACCTCATATGGGTCATCATAAAAATTATCAATTGCAATAAACATTTTATTTTTGAAGTTCTTCCCAAACCATTTCTTTTGCTTTTTGATGAAGTAGTTTTTGCTCTTTGTCCAACAAATGAGGAGCCATCATTGTTACAAATTCAAGTACAGCCTCTTGACCTTTTTCGGTTAGTTTGTTGTATTTTGAATCAATAGAACTAGCATAGTAAAGGTTTTTATCCCTTAGTATCTCCATCATTCCTGCAGTAAATTGCTTTTTAAGCAGGTAGTCCACTGAGTTTCCCCTTATACGGAGCATTAAGCCACTTAGCATAAGCCTCAGCCTGGTCACTAATTTTGTTAAGTTCATACTTGCCACAGAACCTCATGAAGTGTACACCAACTTGCGGGGTAGTATTTATACGAACGTCGGACTTGATTCGCTCGTCTACAACTGTTTTGATATTGTCAGGCTGTGCATTTAGATCAATGAGAATACGATTACGCTCATAATCCTCACGCACACGGTGTTCTACACCGTCATGATCAACCCAACGTTGTAGCATCATGTTGTTCCAATTGAAGCCCTGCTTGTTACGATCAGCATAAGCCTCGATAAGTCCAACCTTGTTCTTACTGCCCTTAGTACGAACACCGGGATATGCACTGAATACATTGTCAGTAGCGTCACCGCGCATGCACTTTTCGAACAGTAGAAACGCAGGGTCTCCTAGAGTCTTAGGCTCTTTTGTTTTCTTGTCAACAACTAACCGACCCTTCTCATCATAGTAGCCGTCAAGTTTGATTAGTTGATTAGCGACACCATTGTACTGATGTACATTTTCATTAATCAACTGCACAAAATCTGTGTCGCTTGAAATGATATAATGGGTATCATCGGGATGCAGATGAATGAAACGTGCGATAATATCATCTGCCTCAGCATTCTCATGCCTTAGTACACTGCAATTGGTCTTCTCACGTAGAAATGTAGTAAACATTTCATACGTTTCCCAAAACATCTTGTTCTCTTCTTCCTCAGCCTCAGTAAGAGACTGATTGGCAACAGCACGATTTGCCTTGTATGGCTTGTAAAACTCTTTACGCCAACTGCGACCCTCAAGACAGAATACAACATGGTCAATGCCAAACCTACGCACAGCCTGATTGACTGATGATAGAGTAAGATGCAATGCCATGCCGATCTTTTCCCATGTGTCACTGTTACGTGAAGCCACATGTCGGGCACGGAAGAATGTGTTTGCTGTGTCAATAAGTGCGTAGTTCATACGTTAAATATACTACTATTTTGATTTAATGTCAAGCCTTTTTTACAGATTGGGTAAGTAGGTGAAAGTCTGTTCACCTGCAGAGGCTAACACGTTATAATTATGTTCTAAAATGGGCAATATGTTTTCTTGCCATTTGACCATTTCTTCGTCTGATAGATTGGATAACCGTTCTACCTCATCCATGATGGCTTTTAGTCTTAGTTCATCATCTTGGATAGTGTCGTATGTCTCGTCAATATATGGATGAAATGTCTTATATCCCATCTTTCTTAGCATCTCTAAGGAACCATTTATTCCTGCTAATATGAATGGAAATTTAGCCTGTATAAATTTATAGGTCTTTTCAGTGAAGAAATAACAATCTAAACTAAGTTCACCATATAACCTATTTTTGATTTCATAGTTATCATTGAAAAACTTAGTTTCCGTGACGATGGCAAAATAACTGTTGTTGTAGTGTTCTAGGTCATTGATATCAAGTGCATGCGACTTATCTGCCATCAATGATTGGTCTGTGATAGTATTCAATCCCAAATCAATAGGGAACAAGTCCTTGTGTTCATGCAACAGTGATATAACTTCTAGGTATGTTGTTGGCAAGAATTCATGCATAGCACCTAAGTTAGGCCCATCTTTTTCTAAAGTGAAATAGTTAGAAAAATATGCTTTGTCTAATAGTCCTCGTTTAATTGTTTCTGTTGTGATGTACAAACGATGCATCTTGCACATACGATTATAACAAAGGAACTTTTTGCCTTTTACTCTAGGTGTAGTATCAATTTGATTGTATGTTTCTCCGTACAAATCTATGATACGTTGTCTAGTGATTTCCCACCAATTAATAAATGTAATAGGTACTTCATGCCAGCCAAATCTTTTGCAATGGTCTCTATAAAATTTTAGATTTTCCGCACATGGAGTCGCACCTGAAACAATTCTAAATTGTTGTAATGTGAAATAATTATTAGTAGTCAATAAAAAGGAAACGATCCTTTGAATTGTAGATATTTGATTGTAGGGTAAACCCTCACTGATCACCGAAAAAACAATACTGTTCTTTTGATTCTCATGCATCAACCTTAATATTTCATTACCCAAATAGGTAATTTCATCACTGTCATTGATATTGCCGAAACCTGTGCAATCAACAGTGATGAAATTATTAGGATGATATTGTTTGGGAAGTAGTGATATCTTTACATTATTCATTAACTGACTTCAGTTCTACCGTTCCCCAAATCACGCTGTTGAATCACACGTATGTCATTGCGCTTAGATGGGTCTGCTTGTTCTTGCTCGTATACTTCAAGTGCAATATTGCGACATACAGTTTGAAACCAACGATCTACGATCTGTGCGTCTGTATCATCAGGACGAATCTTGTATCCTTGCTTAACCAAATTCAATACAAACTTATCATTCCAGTCTAGTTCAAAACTGCCATTGTTGATATCACTAGGATCAACTTCAACCTTAAGAATAGCAACATAAGGTTCACCTGCTTGTGTTGCCTTTTCTTTTTCTGTTAACTCTGGTTTAGATTGTTTTGGTTTCTTTTCTGCTTTTGGTTTGGGTTCAGGAGCCTTTGTTTCCTCAGGCTTGAACCATTTTTTAATCTTGTCAAACATTGTTCACCTTCTTTATATATGTATCATACAACTGAAAACTTGCAAGATTTTTTGCTTTGCTCTCACACATAATGTCTGCCCAGTCATGATGTGACATGGCCCAGTCGTTGACAGCCTTGTTCCAGTAGTAATCACTGTGGGCACGTAGTTTCTGTTTCTTATGACCACTCTCAAGCAAAACACTCATATCAGGCCGTGTATTCACACAATGTGTTGGCAAGCAATCTTCACGGCTTACTGAATAGTGAATCACTGGACGCCGAGCACCACGCCAACTATCCTTGATACGCTTGATACGATCATCGTTGGGTTCAATATACTCACCAGTCATTACCCAATGATGATGAATATCCAACACAAGTGCGCAAGTATCAGCAAGTTCTAAACTCGCTTCGATACCCCAGGACATTTCGTCGTTTTCGATTGTGATTGAGTTTCGTGCTTCGGGGCTGAGTCTTGACATAACTCTTTTGATACCGTCGGGACCTTGGCGACCACTGATGTGGACGTTAATTTTAATGTCCTGAAAGGTCTTACCGAACCCCATCCAACGGGCCATATCGACATGATATTCAAACTCCTCTATACTCTTATTTACTACCTCTTCACGGTCGCTAGCAAGCACAACGAATTGATCGGGATGAAAACTAACCCGCACATTGTTAGCCCTAGCAGTCTCGCCTAGCGGTGCAAACCAGCGTTCCAAACTGTTCTGTACGTCAGTGGATTGCCAAAAGTCAGTATATTCTTCATGCGTATAAAAGGATAGCATATCACTAGTGATACGCAACATACGTAGTTCAGGGGGAAGTTCCGCTACCTTCTTGATTAGAGCATGGGTATTAAGAATGTTCTTTTTAGCAACATCCATAATCTTTTCTTCGACAATATTACGCTTGTTACGTCTTGCCCAAGCCAATGTTGTGCCGCCCGTATTGAGTCCCTCAGTACTAGCGATTTCGCCCTTTTTGTTGATTTCTGCCCACTTGCAAGCAAAACCAATTCGTTTAATATCATTATTCATAGATAAATACTCTCATAAGACTGGGAACTACAATGGATATTAGAAACATTTTAAACATAATAACAGAGAATTCACATTTTGTCAAGGAAGAAAATAAACTTTCGGGCAACATGGAAGTCATGAGTCTTGACCAATTTTTGGAAAAGAATGGAGTCGAACCTACAGAGGATATGAATGAAGCCGAAAAACAATTAAGTTTGTTTAAGGCTGGAACATTACCTAAAGTACCTGTCAAGAAAGAATTTGACATGGGTAAATGGTTTGAACAATATTTAGAGAATGAGGATTATAATCGCCATTCAGAAAATGTACTACATGTCGCTAAACTAGTAGGTAGCCCGGAAGATGTAAAATTGGCAAGTGAAATTCTACGTCAACATGAGAAAATAGGTCACATGCCCGGTGATCTTATGAAGCAACGTGCAGAATTAGACAAGAGGCTTTATCCATTGGCTATTGAAATGTTTAATGATTGGGCGCATAAGAATCCTAAGAAAGCCGCAAGACTTGAAAAGAAGTACGGCGGGTTAATGGAAGCCAAATTAGGCGGCGTTTCTGCCCGTCCCTTTAAAGGCGATGAACTTCAAGGTTATTTGGACCGTACAGTTAACAGGGCAAAGGAAAAGACCGACAAGTACAAGATGCCATACATTCACAAGAGCAATATTCCTGTTGTGGATGAGAAGGGCAAAAAGTACGATACTGAAGCATTAATGCGTGAGATTACAACTCGCCCTCCAAAGATTCTAAAGCAGAATGAAAAGATGCAACATAGCGATGGTACTTCAAGTATCTTCTACAATGTAGGGCTACCTGCTTTGACTGGTCTTGCTGTTGACGAGGACAAGGGTGAGTTTGTTATCATTAACACATGCCCAGGCGCTGGTGCATGTAAGACATATTGCTATGCTATGAAGGGCGGATATGTTCAGTGGAAGAGTGTATCATTGGGTCAGTCACGTTTATTGAACTGGTTGTATAACGATCCAGATGGTTTCATGTCACAACTTGACAGCGAAATTTCAGCCGCTGAAAAGAAGTATGGTAAGAAGGGTACTAAGGTAGTTATTCGCTGGCACGATGCCGGTGACTTCTTTAGTCCTGAATATTTAGATAAGGCATATGCACTAGCACAACGTCATCCTGATGTTGACTTCTATGCTTATACTAAACTAGCAAGTGTTGCACAAGCAGAACGCCCAAGTAACTTCAAAATGAATTACTCAATGGGTGCTAAGGGTAGTGAAGAAAAGAAGATTGACTTCCAAAAGACAAAGAACAGTCGTGTTGTTCCTCGTGAACTATTCACTGACTTGATTGCTAAGGATGGTGCTAAGTTAGTTAAGGATGAGAAGGGTCGTATGCAGTTTAAGACTAAGCAAGACCTTGATGCATTCAAGCAACGTTTAGCCGCTAAGTATAGCGTTAAGCCTGAGTCAATCTTGACTTACGACCAAATGATGGATATGCCAGTTGGTAAAGAACCTAACAAGTATAACGTCATTGTAATGCCTGGCGATGGCGACGATGGTGCCAATCGCTCAGACATTCTTAACAGTTTCTTATTGATGCACTAAATCTTTAATAATTGTTCAATAGAATATAAATTCTTCATATAAGGGGACACATCTTCTAGTACGCTATGAGGTATGTCCCCTTTTCTACGGGGTCCAATCTTCTTTAAGATTGCGTCACTGTTATTGCGATATAGGTAATCTTCATTGACACGATGGAAGATATCAAACATTTCAGCAACACTATATCCTACACCATGACCTAAGCATTCGATTTTGTTGCTTGACTGTTCGATGGCTGATTTTAGTGCATGGCAGATTTCATCCACATGTACATAATCACGAATGCAAGTGCCATCTGGTGTTTCATAGTCATTACCGAAGATAGTGAATTGTCTAGTCTCGTCACTTAGCATTAGATTGTACATCAACCCATCGGGGTTAGTTGGAGCATAACCCGATGTGCCAATCACATTGTAGAATCTAAAGATAGTATATGGTGTCGGACGATGGTTAGTAAAATAATCACGCACAACATCTTCGGCAGCACGTTTGCTGATACCATATGCACTCTGGCAATGTTCGGCTGCTCCAGTACTAGCAAAAACAAAGTTCTTAGTTTTAATCTTGTTAATGACATTCATAGTGCCATTTAGATTAGTAATATAGTAGGGAATCGGAACACGTTCACTTTCGCCCACATTGACTAGCGCAGCCAAATGAATGACGCAATCATACTCATCTTCAATGGCAAAAATACGATTAATATCTTGCTCAATAAATTTTGCTACAGGATGTTGAGGTGGTCTAATATCAAGACCATGTACTTCATATTCACCTTCTAACAACTTACACAAGTGGCTTCCGATATAACCCGAACAGCCGGTAACTAATACTTTCTTCATTTCTTCATTGCTCCAAATATAGGATCCATATCAGGATCGTGATATTCCCACTGATAATCCAACATGTTTATATTCTTATTCTTAACTTTATTCTTAATCAGATCACTAATAATTTGACTTAAAATTATATTGTT